TCTTCAGTTTTTGCTTTTTGCAAAAGTCTAAAGATGTTGCCTTGATGTATTCTGAATCTCTTACATCATCACGATAAATTTTCGCAAAGAAGCCTCTAATCTGCTTCTGCACTGACTCTAATTCGTTTCCGAGTTCTGACCTGATTACGGTCTTCATGATATCTTCACTTGGATGTACTCCAAATTTCTCCCTGTAGCTTTGAATAAGCTTTACAAAAGATTGAAGATACTTTAATTCTAAAAAGTTTATGTCGATGACCTCATACATCTGATCAGCGAATGGCCGATCAATGAGCATCAAATGACATAAACTTTCTTGGAAATCTTTACCATATTGGCTAAAGTCTTCTTTTGACATTGGACTCTCCGTTGTTATTTAATATAGCATAATACAGAGAACCTGTCAAGCATTACTTGCAATTCTTTTGCAAATCGCGAAGATGTCGGATGTGTTCCATTCTCCGAATCCATCCTCTTTCATTCTTTTAATTACTTCCGTCTTATTGAATTGAGGCTCGAAATTGTCTAATGCATATTGTATTTTGTTTTTTGTCTGGATTGACATGGCAGGAGAGTAAAGTTGCATAATCTTGTAATTGTCCTGTATCCTGTCCTTGTTTTCTAGAATTGAGGAGAACGCCTTAAGCCCTGTACTGTCATTCTCGCAGTATTTGTAGAGTTCATCAAACGTGACGGACTCTTCTTTAGAGAAAAACTCCATTTTTTTGGCTATAGTCTTCAAGCCTACTCCCCGAACACCCTCTAAGTTGTCCGACTTGTCTCCTGCGATGGCTCGTGCCATAGCAAAATTAGTAGGATGGATTCCATGTTCTTCTAAGATTCTTGGCTTATTAACAAACTTTTTCTGAATTGGGCGATAGAGCACCGTCTCTTCGTCGCAGAGCTGAAAAAAATCTTTATCACTTGAAATGATAATTTTTTGCCACCCCTTATATTTATGGTTCTGTACAGCATAAGAGATCACATCGTCGGCTTCTATGCCATCGCTTACGATCTGAATGAAAGGCATTTCATTTAGCATTTCCATTAAACGACACTGTTGCCAGACTTTGTTTTGCATTTCTTGATCTTCTGTCAAGGTGCGTACAGATCGGTTAAGTCTGATTGGCTTGCGGCCTTCTTTGTAATTCTTGTTTGTGGCCTTTCTTTTCTGTGAGCCGCCTGCGCCGTCCCAAGCAATCAAAACTTCGTCTGGCTTCATTTCCCGACAAAGCTTTTGCAAGATTTTAATAAATCCTTTGTAGCCTCCGATTGGTTGGCCATTTTCAGATAAGCTTGGGTCTACAATGTAGGCTCTAAAGTATGCATTCAAGGCATCGACTACCATTAGTCTCTTGTTTTTTTCAGACATTAATCTTCCGTGTTGTTTTTGAGTTTATCTTGTATGCTGGATACCATAACTCCAACATACTGGTTCATAATTTCTTCTTTTTTCTGCTCGGTAGAAGTTACCCAGCTCCACATTATAGTACCTTTTTTTTGTTGAATTAGTTCCTTTAGTTCTTCGGTCTTTTTTTCAAAAGAAAGCAAATCTTCCAAAGTCAGTTCTGGGATTTCTATACCCAACTCTGATGCAATAATGTGTAATTTCATCAGATTGTCTTCTTCTTTGGCTTTCGTGGCTTCTTGAAACTTCTCTTTTCCCAACTCCCTCTCTTTCTCTTCTAGAGAGATAAGCTTATCAGGATGTGTTTTGGTTGCGATTTTTTTAAACAAGCTCTCGGTCGCTTTAGATACTAGTATTTTTGGCTTTTCTTTCTTTTGATCCAGCTTTGCAGATTCTTCACCTGCACTACCTTCTCCAAAGAAAAACTTACCAAGACCCATCTCTTCGATAGCGTCTCGGCACTTGGAATTAAACTCTGGTATTGCTTTCTCTAGAAGACCATCGTGGTATTGAAGATCCGCTTCTAAAAATTTAATCTCAAAAATTAGCTTATCATATTTTATTTTTAGAAACGAATCTTCCATACCTACAATTAGTCTGCTGACTCTTCAGAATCATAGAAATCGGCTGCATTACCTTGACGCTTATCGAATTTCATAATGACCTCATCATCCATGATTTGATAAACTTGTTGGCGGAACTTTTCATTCTGCATCTTCTCTACCCACTTGGCGGCTTGGAACTTTTCAGTAGTACCATCGTCAAAGACCATTGTATACCAAGCTCCTGACTGAAGGATTCTGTCTGAAGACTTAACAGCATCGAACAAAGATTCATCATCTTGAATTGCCACTGTTTCTCCTCCCCAGAGAATTCTAAAGTTACAGTTTCTACCTGCTGTTCCAAAGCGAGACTTTTCAAGCTTCACCTTTACTTCAGAGCCAATTCTGAAGCCATTGTCGTCTAAAACAAAGCTGGCTTTTGCTTTACGGCCTGTGAGCCACACCCGAAGAGAATAAGCATATATCATCGCCTTGCCTCCGGGTGTAACATAGGGAGTGGTCATGGCCTCTGCTGCAATGCGGGTTATGTTTGTTTTTAATTGGTTTAAAACAAGTAGTGTTGCACTTGCATTGGCGATTGGCAGTGCGAGCTTGGCCATCGCACGGGCAAGAATTCGAGCCTTCATAGCCATTTGTGACATAGGGTCAAAGCTTCCCTCGACTTCACTGACTGCGGGAGTAAGTGCTAAAGAGTCCCAAATAAATAGCATCTGGTTTTCTGATGATAATAATTCTTCAATCGTCTCTAATACGAATTCCACAGATTGAGCTTGGACGTATAAAAGGTTATTTAAATTACAGCCAGCGTTTACAAGGAAAGAGGGATCAATTGCTGATTCTGAATCAAAATAGACAACATCGATTCCCATTTTTTGGGCGTTTGCAGCAATTTGAGCAGCCATGTATGACTTACCAGTTGCTTCAAGACCTGCTATCTCTGATATCTTTCCAACAGGAATTCCTGCATAGTGCCCCTTGCAAATAATAGAATCTAGCCACCTTGAGCCGGTAGGGATCCATTGAGTAACCTCGGTAGGGTTAGCTTCAGTAAGATCGTGAGCCACATCCATACCAGCCTTCTTGTTGATCATCTTTCTCATGTCTGCCATAGAAAGCTTGCCAGCAGTTGATTTTACTTTTCTTGCCATTACTCCTCCTTGTAATAGTTTGCGAATCCCATAAAGGTAGGTGCCCACAGGCCCACAAAAAGCGCGAGGCGTTGGGTTTGCTCCGCACTATCTCCGACAGCTCCTACCCAAATCGCGATTGACAGAGCGATAGAAAGAAGTGTAGCAACAATAAATGAGTTTGAAGCAACTCGGTTTTCTTTAAGAATATTCATTTTTTCTCCTATTAAAAAATGAGGCATCTGTAATCCCATGCCTCCCTGCGGATACAACGCGCATGTTATTAGGTAGCGATTTCCTCGTCGGTTGAAGTGTTTGTGGTCGTTGTAACTTCCACTAGTTCAATTTCGAATTGCAGGGTTTGCCCTGCTAATGGGTGGTTTAAGTCAACAGTGACTGTTTCTTCCTGCTCTTCTGTCAGAAAGCCGATAATAGTTTGCCCATCTGGTGCCCGAAGCGGAACGCGCATACCAACCTTGACATCGACTCCTTCCGGAAAGCCAGACTTTGGAAATGTTGTCTTCGCTTCTGGATTCACCTCCCCATATGCATCGGAGGGAGATAGAGTTACTGTTTTGGTTTCGCCGACTGTCATTCCGTCTACAGCTGCGTTAAAGCCAGAAATCATCTGCCCTGACCCAACAACAAAAGAAATTGGTTCGCCTCGCTCATAAGAGCTGTCAAACTCATTACCTTCCGCATCGGTGCCTCGATAATGAACAGTTGCAAGTGCGCCGTCAGTGGCTGTTGTGAGTGTGTTTGTTGTATTTTCAGTTGTCATTTTTTCCTCTTAGAGTTATAAAAAGTTGAGGCATCTTTAAACCCATGCCTCCCTGCGGTCGGAGTATTCCTAGTTACCGGTCAACTCGTTAAAAGCAGCGAGGACATCGGGTGTGCCTTCGTTGACTACCAGTTCTGATGTTTCTCCCGATTCTCCGGTCTCACCCGTAAGGGTTTCCATGAAGTTATCGAGGGCCTGCTGCACATCTTCTTGCGTCTTGACTTGGAAAAGATTATCAAAACTTGGAACGTTGTCCAAGAGTCGAGTACACTCTTCATCACCACCTACCGCTTCGTCGCATAGAGGGCTAGTGCGACGACGGGGAGTCAGGGTTGTTTTGGGGAAGGAGGCTCCCGGTGGCTTTCCATAAGTCAGAGTCAGGTCAGTACCAGCGTCAACGTCGGTAATATCTCCGTATTCTGGGTTAAGTACCAAGTTAAGCAAAGAAGTGTAAGCTTCCTTGCCGTAACCCCACACTCGAATGCCTTCGGCCTCCTCACCGCGAACTAGGACGGGTGAAAAGAAACGCTGGCGTGGTGACAAATCTTTTGCCATCTTCATCGTGTCTTGGTCTTGGGTATCGTTAAATTCTTTCCAAAGCTGATCTTTGAAATTACAAATCGGGCAATCGTCGCCGTGATTCTTCTTTGGGCACAGAAGACCACCTCGCTGATCTGGGCCTAGATTGTAGTGAAACCAGTAATCCTTGAAGGGGTCGCCATCTTGTGTTGGGACAATTCGGATTGTCTGAGTTCCGTCTTTTGGCCGCCAGAATGATCCTCCAGCTTTGCCGTTATTCTTTACATTGTCGAGTCGTGCTCGAATTCTTGCGATGTCTAATGCCATCTTTCTTTCCTCTCTTGTTAGTTGTGCCAGTATTGGCTATAGTCAGAGCGACAAATCTCTCGCTCTGCTGGTTTGTTGTTAATAAAGTGAAATTAAAATTTAGTTTTGAACAATGGGGGTTCTTTCTATCACGTAACCTACATTGTACTCATAATCGGTCGAGTAAATTGCATATGATACATCAAGATTTTCCTCTTTTTTTGACTCAATTTGTTTTTTTATTTTGTTCATGAGTTTTTTATCGGTCTTTAACTGTTCTTCGCTTATACCATAAATATAACACTTATTTCTGCTGTTGTCAAGGGAAAAAAACATTTTTTCTTCATTTTTTTGAGTATCAAAGATTCCAACTGTATAAATTCGATGCGTGTTCTTTGCTTTAGGAATACCGCCAGAAACAGCTTTGTTATTTGAAAAGAAGTTTACCATGTGCAGAGAAGGAACTAAAAGCTCATTAAGGGCTTCAAAGTATCCAATGACAGGTGCGCCACCAATAATTTTATCAAGAGCATTGTTGGAAACAAGGCACACTTTTTCGAAGACACCTGATCGTGCATATTCCTGCATAACATTTCTTACTAATTTTTCTTGCATTTTCTGTGTGTTGTCTAACATTTCTAAGTCTGGTTGAATGTATAAAATAGAGATTGGGAGC